ATCGATGAATCGTGGCTCTGCGGTCGTGCCAATGCCCGTAATGGTAGCCGTGCTCCATGTGCTCCCACCATCAAGCGTGTAGACGACCTGTGCTGGTGAGCTTGGACTTGCCACGTTGGCACGGGTGATAGCGTAGATGAATCGGCTACCATCGTTCTCGGTGCCACACTCTTTGCACTGGATATTGGTGCCGTACACCACGTCCAGCACGTCGGCGACAATCTCGGTTGATGCCTCTTCTCCAAATGACATTTCACCAACTGGGTAGATCGCCTCACCGGTGGCCTCGACAGAGTCGGTCAACGGCTCATCACCATCAGCTGACATACGCGTGCCACCATCAGCGGTGCCGGTCGGGCGCAAGTTTGAGTATACGAGCACATAGCCCTGCCAACCGCGATTGAAATCGGCGAGGTCGTTACAGAGGCCGTGCATCTCGTACAAGTTGAACGGGCAGCGAGCGGCGATGAGCTGACGTGGGATTCCGGTCATCTTCTCGTGGAAGGTGAGCGACACGGTCGGGAGCTCGGGTGCGCTGGCCTGTGTGCCAACTAAGCGATAGGCTTTCGCGCGTCGTGGGTCGGGCTGGAAAATCGGGTCAATCGACCCCACGGCCTGCGGAATCGATACCCCATCAATCGTGGCGTATTGTGCGTCGCCAACGCCAAAAAGCTGGGTGACTGTCCCGGGACCAGCCTTCTGGATGAACCCGCGGGTCATGCCCTGCGTGAAAATCTCATTGCGATCTAAGCTCGTCATGAGTGCTTACTCCTTATACCAAAATTCCGGGCGTACTCATCATCTTCTGAATTGTGCGCCATGCGTACACATGCCCACGTCGGCTCCCCAGCGGATTCGAGATGTCATCAGGAGAGGCGTAGAGCTCGTTCGTCGCTCCCGTGCGTGACAGGTCGGTCTGCCATTCACTGAGCTCCTTATTGGACGGCTGGCACGCACAGATGCGACGAGCAAGGTTTGCAGCAGAGAGCTGCGCAATCGCCATATCAACCTGCGGACTCTCGATGCCAGCCTGATACCGTATCAGCACGCGGTCAGGTGGTCGGCAGTTGCTGAAATCCACGCGACCAGACCATGTGCCACTCGTGCTGTCGTACACGCCCTGCCCGAGATACACTACTCCTGCCTGACCATCCCGAATCCCCACACGCGCCACAGCGTATGCAAGTGCAGCCGGGTCTGGCGTGACACTCCCGACTGGAAAAAACGCCCATGGGGGGACGGGCGTACTCTCCCAAATCAGGACTGCCTGTGCGGTATCGATGGTCGTGCCCGTCGGGTCACAGAATCGCCGTGCCACGTTGATGTCCGTGGCAAGTGGCGAGGTGGCCGCCGGTGGCAGGATAGTCGGATCTAACGCCGTTGGGCGTGGCAGTGTATACAGAATTGGCCGTACCAGATTGTAGGTATCTACGCTGATGGTTGCAGTGGTGCCGACAATCGACGCCTGACGAATGGGGATTGGTGGCGTGTCGGGATACAGCACATCAGCTGCCAAAAAGGTGAGATACAACTCACTGGTCTGCGTGCCTGCTGGCACCGTAGCCGTAATCGTTGCGGTTTCAAAAAGCCCATCTCCATCATCATCACTATAGACGACCGGGGTAGATGATGCCGTGGTGATATGTTCGTATCCGATGCTTGTCACCTTGCCATCAGGGAGAATCAGCGGAAGCCAATCACCCTGCAGATCGGCGGCGATGAATCGGGTCAACGCCTTGTTCGCCAAGCGTGGATAGGGAAGCGTTGCGGTCTTGAATGTGGGTGTGGCTGGAAAGCGTGACCACTCATTCCACTGTGACTGTGCGTAGGTGATAGCCTGTCGCACTTCACTACGGCCTGCACCATCGGCGAACTGCCATGCATACTCATATACGAGCCCGTTGCATTGGCTCTGAATCGGGATGAGGCTATTGGAGCCACTCGTAGCGAGCTGCATGCTATGCCACGGGTGCATCTGCATATATCGAAACCATTTTGCGAGATTCATCAGCGACTCCAGCGTATGAGTATCGTGGTGATACCCGCACCTGCGAACACTCGCCAATCGAGTAGTGCTATGGCTAGTATACCTGCTACCCAAAAGGATATACAGATAGGGCACTGCACGCCAATCGCCACCCAGTGCTGACTGCCGAACTTCTGGACAGCCCATCCACGGATATGCGCAAACACGTCTGCTGGCCCGTCCATGTAGCTGATATCGGTACTAATGCGGTAGATGATGAGCCACACGGCCACCAAGGTTATAGCGTCCATTGTGCCTCCCGTCGTCGTCTGAACAAATCACGATCGTGATGCTCATTAGGTATGTCATTGTGTGCGTCATCTGGTGATGCGCCCATGACTGGGTGATTGTGATAGAGAACCGCCCACGGCTCTTTCATGAACGCGTTTGCCTCTCGGGCTCGTGTGCAAATCTCAGTGTCGCCATAGTTGTGTCGATACCAGATTGGCCACCCACCAAGCGTGCGGATATACCACATCGATGTGAGGAAGTGGCACGCATGATCCACGCCGTGTCCATCGCCATTGAAGCCGACTACTCTATACGTGCCGAGCCGATTAAGTGCGGCGGTATACCACTGCCACATAGGCAGGATATCATTTGCCACATTGGCGACCACATCATCACTCGATAGCTCACGTGTAGCGAGATCCATCGCTTGCCAGTAGGTGAGCCTATCCTCGGTGCCGATGATGCCGCGTGCACCCTCACTCGCACAGGCACGCACCACATCTGCCGACTCCTGCCCTGCTACGGCAATGATGGTGATACGAGTCCCCGCCATGTTGCGTAGGCGTGGAATCAGTGCGACGGTCTGCTCTAATCGCTTGTGACACGGCAGGATAGCGTACAGCATGACTAGCTCTTCTTAGGTGCACGCAACGTGGCTTTAACCGTGGTCGTGGTCGTCGTGGTTGGTGCAGGCTCTTCGACTGCCTCAGCGACTGTCTCAACCGGCTCAATCACCTCAGCGACTGCTGCAGGTGCGGGTGCAGGCTCGAGTGCCGGTGCAGGCATGACGACACGGAAATTGCCCAGCCACAGGAAGTGCTGGACGTCCTCGGCTGGAACAGTCAGATAGCGAACGGTCGTAGCACGTCCAGCCTTGTAGGTGCGCTTGCTGACTGGGTGACGAATGATGAACGAGCCCTGCTGCTCCCCGGTGTACTCGAGTGTATACATACCATCTACCATGGGTGGCTCTCCTATCGATGCGACGGCAACCTTCAACGACGTTTTGTTACTTGATCCACAGCATGCCATTGGAACCTCTCCTCTCTCATTTTTGTATGGTGCTATCACTCTGTCCATCAGCTCCTGCCCACCTGCCACGTCGGCATGATGCACAATCGACTGATGTACCTGATAGACGAAAATGGGGCCACGGTAATAGTGTCCACAATATCCCGCCATGGCGAGCCGGAGATAGAGTGTCCAGTCCTCCCACCCGGGCGCATCCTCATCGAACCCGCCAACCGCTCGTACTGCATCGGTAGGGATGAGTGCGGTGATAGGGTGGATGTTGAACTGTGCGTACTTAGCTTGGTCGTAATCCATCGGTCGCTGATGCCGACCGCCAGCGTAGTGTGAGCTGTACGTGTAGTGCTTGTCGTGTGACGCATGACCACGCACGAGTATCTCAATCCCCTGCTGGAGTAGGTAGTCATCGGCATCGAGGAATACCACATACTCACCTGTGGCGTGCTTAATACCCTCGTTGCGTGCGACTGCTGGCCGATTGCCGACCGGTTGTGCTAGTCCGTAGTTTGGGCTCTTGACGGTGATGACGCGTGAATCCTGCCACGTGGGCAGTGCCACGGGGCCATCGTCTACGACTATCACCTCGAGGTTGGTGTAGGTCTGCTGGATGCACGACGCGACGGCCACACCAACATGTTGATGGTGTGAGCCGCCGCATGGGATGATAATTGAGACCTTGGGTAGAGAGATCCGCTCCATCTCCCTCTCCTACTAAGCGATTGGGCTGACGAACTGCTGGCCAGCGAACGAGGTGTTTCCACCGTTCTCGAAGAAGCTCGTGCCCGGCTGCCACTCGCGCTCGTGGATGTAGACGTTGTACTGCAAGTTATCGATACGCGCGGCCAAGAATGGCGTGCGAAGGATGATACGCTTGCGAGTACGCATCTGCACCTGCTGACAGAACCCGGTGACTGGCAAGAGCACAGTCACGAAGCGACCATCAGCCGAGACGCGGAAGTTTTGACCAGCGAAGGCACCGGCCAACTGGCCACCAAGGCCGTATTGGTTGCGGTAGTTGAAATATTCCATGTACAGGAGTTGACCCATACCGCCACCAGCGAGAGGCAAGAGGTAGGCGTTCGACTCGAAGTTGCCGTTGCCCTTGTTCTCTTCGGTCAGGGTGTTATCGATGATGACCGGAACCTGCACGCCATCAATCAGCAGGAAGCGACCGCGGCGCATCTCATCACGGAGTGCAGCCTGTGCGCTGGTATCCACGAAGCCGGTTGCACTTGACCCGCTTGGAGCGGCGGTGTAACAGCGGTAGGTGAGGTACGCACATGGCCAGATGTCGGTGAGTGCCAAGAAGAGCTGGTAGCGCATGACCCATGCGTACTGCACGCCACCCATGCCGATATCATCGGCGAGCTTCTGCCGTGAGCGGTATGCCTCAACAAAATTGCGCACGACTACACCAGCGTTGTTTTGGACGATGGTGCTATTGGCATCAAGCACGAGCGAGTCAGCAGCCGAACAGGTGGTACCGGTCACGGCATCACGGTAGCCGGTGTTGACGATGCGGTTGAGGCCGTTGAACTCGAGGTAACCACCGCTGTTGCCCGAGGTGTTGCCCGGGTTGCCGTCCCATGCGAGGCGAGCGTAGCGTCGCTTGAAATCATTGGCCAATTCAACCACGCTTTTGGCGATAGCTGAACGGAAGATTTCGTTTACTTGCATTGGCACCGCCTGTGTCGCAATCTCGGTGGCAAATGGGTTGTTGATGAGCTGCAAGTTGATGGGTGATGCGCTGTTGTAGAGCTCGCCGAGGTTGTCCATGCGAATGGACTTGCTGTTCATGGTCATCTCACCGAACACCCACGTCTGCTGACAGAGCTTGAGATCGCCAGCCACCGGTGCGCTATCGGCACATGGTGCGGTCTGCTCCTCACCCGTGCTAGCAGTCTGGCCGGTGATGATGCCGTACAGCTCTTGCATGTAGTTGGTCGACATTACGTGCCCGTTTTGCTCGAGGAAATTCTCGATACCATCAGGCCCGATGTACGTGGTAGAGATGAGCGGATTGAGCCCCGGGGTATTGAACAAGCTGTTCACGCCAGTGGGTGCGATACCTGGGGTAGCCGATGAGGCCTTGTACCGCTCTTGCACGAGCTGGTCGAGCACCTTCATCTGTTCAGCGGTCAATTGCTGTGACATGGGATAGACTCCTTACTGATTGCCAAAAAAGGCGTTATACACGGCAGCGGCGGCCGGGTCGAGATGTGCAGGTGCAGCCGACTTGGTGGTGCTCACAGGTGTGCCAATCGTGTTTGAGGCTGACTGTGATGGACGGTATGGCGTGCCTGCCACATCCTCAAGCGCCTTTAACCGACTGCCAACCTCTTTGAGCGACTTGGCCAGCTCTTCGAGTGCGGCGGTTTGCGCTTCGGCGTATGCCACTGCGCTATCGTCCTTCTCGCGCTTCCCCATGTAGCCCTTGAGCTCCTCAGTCATCTCTTTCATGGACTTACTCATGGCGTCCACGACAGCCTTAGCGATCGCCTTGATTTCAGACTCGGACAACAGCGACTCTTCCTCGCCCATGTCTTCCTCTTCTTCGGCCATATCCTCTTCGGCGTCTGCCATGGCTTCCTCGGCTGCAGCCTCTTCGGCTTTAGTCTCGGATTCCTTCAATTTTTCCTCGGTGGCCATATCTGCCCCTTTCATCCCGAATTCGGTCAGCACTGCGAGAATCTGCTCGGCAGTCGGTGCGGTCAATTCCTTGAACGTCACACCCGCTGCGGTCGCCTCTTTCTCGCGTGTCGCCATCGTGGCAATCAACCGCTCAGCTACGGCATCCCCCACAAGTGCGACCAGTGCCTGTCGCTTTTCGTCGTTCAACATAGTGGTGTCCCCCCTGTCTGTATGATATGCATGAATAATCTGTGGTACAATAAGGGCAAGCCCACACGCTGGATCTCCTTCCCTCGTGTGGGCGTTCGCATGCCTAGACCGTGATATCGGCATCCTGTGCGACATATGCCGTGGTACGAGTCGCTCGATAGCTCATGATGCGCATGCGTCCACTGCCGCCATAGTTTGGCTTGTTATACACAAACCACAGTTGCCCCCGAATTATCAACAGCTGGCCGTGATGGTCTTGCATGAAAATGATTTGACGCCATGGTGAGCGGGCATTCTCACGTTGCCACACACGAATACCGAACGGGCCACCACCAGTGACACGACTCATTGATGTCGCCCACTCACGGCCGTACGCATCCCAGTAGTCCGTGGTGAGCGTGGCAGTGTACGTGCCCGCAGGGATGTTGAGTGGCACATCAGGGCCAACGACTGCACGGTCAATCTGAATGACGAGCCCTGCTACCTTGCTGACAGCTGTGCTCACTGCGGACTTCATACGTGAAAACATGCTCATGATTTATCCTCCTATACAATCAACTTTTGCCGAATCTTCGGCGGGGTTTTGGTAAGTGTAATCGTGTAGCCCGGAATAGTTGACGATGCCAAAAACTCAAACACATTGCCCTGTGCAATCGAGTTGTATCCAGCGAGGATACACGCCACCTTGACAATGCGCTTATCTCCCTCTTCGGTAATGCCGTCAGTGGTGTACATCTGGCCAGTAAAATCGATGATGGTAAATCTCACTCTACACCTCGAATTACATCAAAGAATAGACTGCTCACTTTGCGCTGGCGTGGATTGTTGAGGTCGGCAAATGATGTTGTGTCGAGCGCAGTAGTGAACACCTCGGGGAATCGCAGGTCACCTTTTGGCGTGGGGATTGTGAATCCATAGTCACGCAGTGTATATGTGCTTGGCACGTCATCACGATATGACATCACTGATGCGCCCTGATTCGTTCCGAATTGTTGAATCTTTTCAGACCCAATTTGTCGTCGTGCGAATGCCTCCACCTGCGGGACTCCCACTCCTGTCTGCATCTGCACAGCATGCAGTGTCTCATGCAGGACTGCCGATGCCTGATACTGACGTGGTATCGTGATAGTCTTGGTTGACGGGTTGTAATGCACCTCTCCACTACCACTCACGATGACGCCAACCTCGACTTTGCTACCCTGACTATCGACGATGCCAGCAGATCTGCCAATAAGCCCACGAAGCTCACTCTCCTCACGCTTACTCAATTTCGGAGGCTTACCACCAAGTGCGCCCGATTGATACGTGATAGACCCTACATCAATCGACTGTGGATTATCAGACTGCAAGCGATTGATGAGTGCATTAGTAGCAGTGTCGTTACCGTATATTGGTGTAGCAAGCATCTGCTGATTAATTGCATTTACTCGCTCACGTGTTTGCACCGATGCCTCTTGCATTAAACGAGTGCGCTCGGAAAATGGCGCATCTGAATCGTTAATCTCACGAACTCTCGCTTGATACTCAGCTTGCACCTGCTGGATTTGCTGTGTGTATTCCTGTCGCTTCGACTCGCCAGCCTGCATCTCGCTACGCCATGCGTCGTACTCAGCCTCGGCCTTGCGTGCACGCTCTTGGTTTTGCGTCATTGGCATTTCTGATGGCGGTTGCTGGCCACGCTTTGCTGCACGTTCAGCTGCACGCTGTGCGACCTCTGCACGTCGCTCTGCAATGCGTTTCTCTAGCTCGACTCGTGATGCTGCTTTCGCAGCGTCTCGCGCCTCTACAGGGCTCTTGCCCTCAGCCTTGGCGGCACTGTATGCAGATTGATATGCTGCACGTCGAGCAGTCTTACGGCCGTGCGACTTCTGGTCATGTTTGCCGTGCTTGTAAGCAATCAATCGAGCGATGACGGTTGGCCAGTCGTACATCACGCACCATCCTCTACCATGCTGAATCCCGTCATCGGATTTGCTGCACGTCCGGGTGGTGTAATGGATCGCTCGAAGATGCGGATGTTCTCGAACACTCCACCCACCGGCTCGAGCCGTGGATGCTCAAATCCAATCGACACTTGCCAACCCTTGCCACGTTTCATCAGTGACTGTGCAATCGCCTCATCGGTGATGACGCCAGACTCTACCAAAAACTTGCCATCATTCGAGAGTGCCTGATAGTCGGTCGTACCGATATCGATACCGGGCACGTGCCAGAACCGAAGCGGGCCATACTCGCCAGTCGCCTCTGCACGCTCCACAGCCTGCTTGAGTGCCTTGGTGGACACAATCTCCTTGTCACGGTCGAGGTATGCGGTTGAGCTGATGGCTACCCAGCGATAACCGTCGCTCGACTTGTACACCATGAAACCGTCGCTTGACTCTTTGACCGTGCGCTTTGATTTACCCTTTCCCTTTCCATAGATGCGATACTTTTTAAGATAATCAAACCACGCTACTGGATTGACTGTATCCATCTCTGCACTTTCCACTTCTGGACGAACTGCATCAGGCTCTCCCAATGCCTTATTGCTGCGTCGATTGACCTTCTCATTAGCGTATTGCGGACTAGCCATATATCCTAGGCCAGCAATTGTCCACTCAGCCTCAGATTGACTATAACGTCGATTATCTCCATACTGGTCAGTCTCATTAGGATTTCGATACCAATTAAGCACAAATCGTGCAGGGATCGTATTAGATCGCATTTGATACACCCCATTCAGTGTTTCCCCACGCGATGCCCAATATGATGCTTGACTAACTTTGTCAGTCCATGGCTCTACAGTCATGCCTGGCATCAGCGCACCACCTCGATGTAGTGTCACTTCCTTAATCCCTGATGCACGTAGTGCGTCTTGTGTTTTTGCATAGTGGTCTTGCATAATAGCAATGGCCTGCGGATTGGCTTTAGGAGCTTTTACGCCAGTAGGGTAGAATGATTTTACAGGCGTACCAACCTCCGCATTTGGCCCTACAAATGTCATTAAATCCGCCATACCTGCAAGTGCCACTGGATGCATGTTGACCTTTCCATCGGTATGGATTTTCCACATCGAATCGGCAAACCCTTGAGGATTTGTAGCCACCATAAAATCAATGCTATTGGCCTCATAAAAATCCCGAGGATTCTTATACTCCTGTCGAAATACAGAATCGCGCTCACCGCCCCAGTCCTTGACTTTGTATGGGTACATCTGCTGGTATGCATCAGGTGGAACTTTGCGCAGCATATCTCCAGCTTGTGCGCGGATTTCAGGCGTTGCTCCATACATCGATAGATTGGTTACTGCTTCAATTTGCGATGCGCTTGTGATCGATTGATTCTGGTCAATCGTGGACAGCATATCGAGCTGATCCTCGTCGGACAGATTCGATACCTTTCGCGCAACCTCTGCCTGATGAGCTTCCACGCGGTCTCGCTGTACAGACGAATCACGTCCGGTTTGCAAGTCATCCAGCAACTCTTGTGTGAGCGTATCAATCTCACCAATTGCTTGTACTCCAGCCCCACCACCGCCACCGCCACCACGTGAACCCTTACGGCCATGAGTGCTTTGGTCGTGCTTACCATGCTTATACGTGAGCTCTTTCACAGTGCGCCACTTGCCACCACGTGAGCGATACCACGTCGATGCAAACGCATTTGCGTAGCGTGACGGATAGACGCTGTAGCGACGCTTGGCCGCTGCAATCGCACGCTTCCATAGCTCGGGATTGGTCGGCTCGTTCGCTTTGACCGTCTCTGCATCAAGCTGGCGTGCAACCTTGCTCGCCCACGCCTTGCCCGCATCTCCACCCCATAGCAAGTGAGCGATATAGCCATTGGTGGGATTAGCAGGATCACCCCAACCCGGCCGCTTATCGACGGCATGACGGGCAAAGAAGCTCACCATGCGCTTGATAGTGCTATCACTCACACGTGTGCCGTTGCTCAAGTCACGAGCACGAGCGATACCCACCGGGGTACCACCTCGACCGAATTGCAACCGCAACTCCAGCCCGCGCTTGGCCGCATCTCGCACGCCTTGTGGTGGTGTGTGGCCGTCAGCCTTAGTCGTCTTGCCGAGCTTGTCACGCTGGGTGGTGAGCTTGTCGATTTGTGCTTGCAGGGCTGCGGCTCGTGTGCCATCTGACTCACGCTCGAGGCGTTGCGATAGCCGTGCGATAGCTGTATCAAACCGCTTGCGCTGTGCGGTCGTGTCGGGCTTCTTTTGCTCTTCGGCTGGCTTTTTGCCACCACCACCACCACCACCGCCTTTGGGCTTCTTCTTCTCTTCTTCAGCCGCTTGTCGCTTGGCTTCCGCTTCCGCTCGTTTCGCCTCACGCTCCTGTCGCCTTGCCTCACGTTCGCCACGCTTGACTGCATCACGGTCGAGCGTTTCCTGTGCGCCATCAGCATCACCACGCTCGGCTGCGGCAGTGACCTTTTTGCCAAGTGCAGAGGTATAGACCTTATCGCCGACACGCTCCATGAGCCCCTTCTCGATGAGCCGTTGTACGCTTGGATCGTTGGCGTCTTGTGCGCCACGGTCGCTGAGAAGCTCATAATCGCTGGCGTCAAATCCGACCTTGTCGAGTACACCCATGGCATTGTCACGCGCCTCTGTGGCTCGCTCTGCGTTACGCTGTGCCTCAGTCTTTTTCGGCTTGGCACTCCCACCACCACCGCCCTTTTTGGGCTTGGCCAGCTTATCAACCGCACGCTGTGCAGCGGCGGCCTTATCCAACCCGCCGCCCGGCTTTGAAGCAAATTTGCCAGAATTGTCACGGACAAACTCACGCTCTTTGAGCGTGGTCATGTACTCATTAACGGCCGCTTTCATGCCGATTTTCTTGGAGAGGCGTGCAAATCGACGCTTGCCACCGGGCGTCTCTCGTGCCCACTTTCGCGCGAAATCCTGATTGGTGGCGAATGCCCACTTCCATTGGGCTTGACTGCGAAATGGCATATCTACTCCCCCCTTGCTAGCTCTGCATCGATTGCACGCTGGATGATGTCACCCATCTGTGCATCCCACTTGACCTTGGCCGCCTCTGTCCACTTGCGAGGCTTCGTACCTGGGTGGCGCACTTGTCGCCGAAATACGATAGGCCCTTTGATGCCACCCTTATTCGAGCCAAGATATCCCGGACGTGATTTCGGTCGGTATGATCCGGGACCGCCCCACTGGAAACGCAACCGCTTTGCCCGCTTGGGTCGGATGATGTGCGGTTTTGTACCTGCATCCAGCATCGCCCAAATGCTATCGTCGGTGCTGACAATCCACTCGGCTTCCGAAACCTCGGTAATCTGAAAGCTTGGCTTGTGCTTCCATGTGCGAGTGGTCGTGACGAAATCAACCTTGACATCGGCCGCTACGTTTTTCATGCCGTTACGCAGTGCTCGTAGCAGCTTCTTCGGGTCGGTGAATCGTTCGGGCACGATGACCTGCATCTTGACTCCCATTACTGCACCTCCCCACCACGGATGCGGTACGGATTCCACATCTCCTCACGCGTGAGACATGTACCGCATGAGTCATCCTTACTACGCTCCCAGTAGCAGTCGTAGTCGCCCGCTTCCTCGTCGAGCACATCGATGCGCCAACTACATCCGCAGTTGCCGTGACAGAGCGTGCCTTGTGCAGGCATGGCAGGGAGTGGGAGCTGTTGAGTCTTGCCCTTCCAGTACGGCACTTTGATGCCATTGGCGTATGATGCCGCACGAGCCGCCTCACGTCGATTAAACTCGCGGTCGCTCTGCACTTTGATGTAGAAGCCGTTGAAGTACGACAGCTCGATTGGTAGCGTGTTCTTGAGAATCGATAGCACCTGTGGCGTGAGCTCACTCACTCCCGAGCCAAGCATAGCTGATGCCGTGTGGTAGCGCACAATCTCCTTCTGGACATCCTGATACCACTTGGTGACAGCCTCGGGACTGGTCACAAGTCCTTCAGGATTGACGCCCTCACGGATGAGCTCGGTAGATCGCCGAATCAAATACACCTGAAAGCGTTTAATCAGTCGCTCAAGTGGCGTCATGCTTTCACCTCCCGCAGTGAGCGTTTGGCGGCGGCCAGCTCGGCTTCAATCAGTGCGTCTAGCTCAATCTCGCTCGGTGGCGTGCCGGTCGGTGGCGCATCTACGATGAGCTCGCCCATGCCGACTACAGCTCGTGTGACCTGCTTGAGTTTGGTAATCGTGTCCTCGAGTGCGCTTGGAGCTTCGGCGGCGGTTTGTGCTTGGCTAGAGGTCTGTGCTTGCGCTTCTGCCTGTGTGCGGTCGGCAATCTCCGCAGCCTGTGTACCAGTCTCAATACTTTCACTATCGCTCACCACACCGCCTGCCGTGGCATCGGTGGCGAGGAATTCGCGCGGCATGTAGCCATCGTCTACGAGCAGGTTGAGTGCTTGTGCTGGACTGATTACCTGTGTCTCAATCAACGTCTTGAGTGCGCCTGCCCATGCTCCGAGTGTGTCCGCCTTGGCCCGTCGGTCTTTCTGGTCGGATGCGGCAAAGTAGAACGTCACAGCTGTGGGCATGACGTTGTGTGTGATGGCGTGCGAAAATCCCTTACGCCATGCGGCAAGCCCTCGGCCCTCTGCTGCCTCATCTAGCACGACGGTCTGTGTGCCAGTGCCGAGCCCCTGCCCGCTTAGCGGCTGGATCTCTCCCACGAAGATACCCAAGGCGTTTGCATAGCGTAGGTAGGCGTCTCGTCGTTCGGTGTCGGCGTCGAATCCGTCAGGGATTTCGGCGAGCGGGATTGTCACGAGACCCGGTGTCTCACTGCGAATCATCGGAATGATGGTCGAGCCCTTGTAGACTACGAACCCCTTCTGGTCTTGCATGGCGTCGCTCGACGATAGTGCCTCACCCAGCTGTTGAGAGCTGATGCCATTGACGATATGGATAGCGAGATTGCGACTCCCGCTCACCTTCTCACGGATAAACGTCTCCATGGCCGTCAACTTGAGAATCGTCTCAAACGCACGACGTGCAGCACTGATACCCATGCCGAAGTGCTCGACTCGTGGTGATGGTGTGTCGGCCATCATGATGACGTCGCTATCCCGCAGGACGTGGTGATGTCCACGCATGTCTACGTAGATGACTGGGTGGCGGTCGTCGCCCGTGCGGTAGCATCGCAGGGAATCGAGATGCATCAAGCCAATCACCTTGGAGCCTGCCGCCGATGATGAGCGCACGATCTCAATGAATGCGCCATTGTCCGTGGTAAGGAAATCCCGCAGGTGACGTGCAAGCCCGTTGGTGTAGTTGCCATCGAATCCGAGCATGAGCTCTTGTGCTTGCTTGATGCGTCGTGTGCTTTCGGTCGTGTCCTCAATCTCAAAGCCCAAGGCCGTCTGCTTGCTGATGGCCGTGCTAATCGCACTCGACCACATGTTCTCAATCATCGGCGTTTCGGAGAGGATAGCGTCGGCTGCTTTCGTGCCGTAGGGTGGTAGTCCGGTTGCGCCCTTGACTCCCTCGAGGAGACCAGCAGAGAGGAACTGCCCAAAGCCTGACGGGCCAATGATGACACTGAACCCGCCACTCGCCGACACGGTCTGCTGGTCTGCACTCGTGACGGATTTTTTAATTACATCGCTCATCGTCTCATCCTTGTCGCGGCAGATAGTACCACTCTGGTATATCGATATCCCATGCACTGCGAATCATGGCAGTGCGTAGATGCGTTTTTGTGATGCGTCTGGCGGCACGGCTGGCGAGTGTCCTCGCATTTCGGTAGCGCCGGTTAGCTCGGCAGTGATTGCAGAGACAGGTGAGTAGCTGCATAGATGCTCCTAGTACAGATTCAACCCGAGCGCAGCATGTGCCGCCATGCTTAACGCTACTACGCTATCAATCTTTTGGCTAGCATCCCTCTTGACGATACGCAACCGGTGGCCGGTGTCGTCCACCTTGGCATTCGCGTTCATCAGGTGCTGGCGGATGATTGGACTACTCCCATCGTGCACGAGCTGTCGGGTCATGATGAGCTGGCGTAGTGCGGCGTCAGACTCGAGGCGTCGTGCCTGCTGACTGAATGGCTCACACCACACCACATCGGCGAGGCGTTGTGCGAGGTAGTGCGCCTGATATGGGTCGTATGCGATTTGCACGATGTTGTACTGCTTGATGATCGCCCGAATGTCCGCCTCGATTTTGCCGTAGTCGAGTGGCTGGCCGTTGGGCTCCCACACCTGACATAGACGCATGGCGAGCCGGTCGCTCCCGTGCTTGGTGACGCCGACCAGCGCGAATGTGTCGCCACTGATAGCCGCATCCATGCCAAGTACCATGGGCTGGCGTGTCGTGAGTGATGCGAGTGGCTCTACGCACGCATCCCACATGCTGATAGACCCGAGGAATGACTCATCGTCATCGGCGTACACCCACTCACCTAGTCGGAGCCGTGCGTAGCGTGTGCCGGTGAGTGCGTCCAGCGTGGTGAGCGTGCGCCTACCCTGCGCTGTCCAGTCGGTGCCATCGTGCAAGCTCGGGTTATCCTCGTGGCGTGAGGTGTAGAGCGACAGTTGGCCAGCCTTGGCACGCTCGAGTATCCAGTGCTCGGGGTCTTTCGGGTTGGCGTCGCCAAATGCCATGGGGTATGGCGTGACAGCACCACGGCCAGTAGTACGAGTCGTGATAGTTTCCCAATCTTCTTTGGTCAACTCCTCGCACTGATTGACATAGATGCCGTCAAACTCACCTGAGAGAATTTTGTCTGAGTTATCCATGCCAGCGGTGTTGACGACCGACCCATTCGGGTAGATCCACAGATACGGTCGAGTGCCGCCATACTCATCAGGCTTGACCCCATGCGCTTGGATGACGCGCTTCCATGAGCGTACGGCCGTCGTGGTGAGCGACTCAGCGGTCTTACGCATGATGACCCACTTGGAGCCCGGATACTGCTGTGCCATCGTGTGGAGTTTATAGAGTGCAGCAAATGTCTTGCCCGTCTCAGCAGGCCCCGAGATAATCCACTCGCGTGCCGTGGTCTGCTGGATGGCGTCGGCTGCACCACGAAACGTTAGTCCGGGCTTGGTGCGTCGGCGTCGCTCTAATTCGAGTTTGGCCAGCAGGGCAATTTTGCTAGCGTTCGAGTTGGCTGATGAGAGCAGTGAGCTCATCGTCGCTCATCCCCTGAATCTGTTCAGGCGTCACGCTGACGCTGATTTGCTTACTGGTCTGCACGGTGTCGAGCCCTAGCAGCTTAGCTCGTCGCTCCATAATCTTGATGAGCTGGTCGGCTGCTTTCATATTGCCTGTACGGAAATCGGCATACACCGACTGCCACATGTCGTCTAGCCGTGCCTGCTCGAGGCTTACCTCATACGCCCGCATCTCGAGTGATTGCTCGAGGTAAGCGTCGAAAATCTTCTTGAGATCCTTGGCAATGGTCTGGTGACTTGTGCCAAGTTCTTTGGCTATCTCACGGTATGACCATCCCTGCTTGCGGAGCTCAAACGCCTTGTGTGCCCGCTGTGCGGTCATCGTCGT